GGGTAAGACAAATAGGGTTGAAGCAGAGCAAATGCAGTTGAACGCTCCCGCCCTTACGCCAAGTAAGGCAAGCCTACTTTCCAAAGATGCGATGAACCTGATCGAGCCTATCGCTAGGTCGTTCGTTTCCCCGCAGACATCGCTAGACGAGGCTATTCAGATTGGCCGGATCGCACTCATCAAAGCAGTGCAAGGGTTCGATCCGAATGCCGGTGACTTCGATAAATACGCAAAGGCAGTAGTCCGGAACGCACTTAAAAAGAACTACTCTAGGAACGAGGCAACGGCCCGTGAGATCTCCATGAGATCCATGAACATTGACTCTCCGGTGTCCGGAGAAAGCACGGCCCCGCTGGGTAGCATCATTCCGGACGAAAACCAGAGCTTGCCGTCGCAATCCGCTATCACAAACGACGCACAAAGACTCATGCAAACCATGATTGACGGACTGCCGGTTCGCCCACGGACGGTTGTATCAGCATACATGAACGGGGAGGGAGTATCACAAATCGCAAAAAAGATGGGCATTTCCCGCCAATATGCTTTGACGATGCTCAACAACGCCCTTTCAGTACTCCGGAAAAGATTGGCAAAGGTAGGGATCGAGGAAACCAAGGATCTAATCTCCGGATCCACACGGGAGATTATCTCTAGGCTAAATTCGCCCCTACGGGCAATCACAAGGGAAGAGGAACAGGCTCAGGCCGAGTATCTTACCGAATTGGCCCGTAGCAGGGGATTGACCTTAGATCAGTTTGCTACGGAAAGAATCGATGAGTTCTTAGATAGTGCAAAGGCATGGAGACAGGCTCATCCAATTCAGGACGATGAGATGCAAATGCTTGGATCTTCCACAAGACAATCCAAGTCAAAGTTTAGACTTCCGAACAACAAAAGATATGAGGCAGAGCAGTTTGAATTAGGATTCATGAAATCGATGATGGAAGTTGCGGAAAAAGACCAAACCGGAAAAGGGGATATTTCAGAGGAAGGCAAAAAGTCTGTAATAGAAGCACTTGCCGAGTATCTAGCCTCTAAAACGTCCTTGGATAATGTGGCTAAGGGGCAGATCCAAACAGATAAAAGCCTAGATAAATATCCCGATCTTAAGTGGTCGTTTGAGAAGTTTGGTAAGATAGCCCAAAACAATTCCATTATGGAGGACATCAGGATAGAAAATAACAAGAAAGTTAAAGAAGCCTACAAGGTACTTGAGCAGAACGAGAACAATCGAGTGATTGCATTTGAGAACGATGAGGGCGAAAAACTTCTTGTATCGAAAGCAATTATAAATCCTGAAGATAAAGTTGGAGTAAATGATTTTAATTACAAACAAGTTCCACTTACGGATTTCAGGAACACGGCATATCGGATAACTAGATACACAAGCAGTTATGGTATTCTTGGTGCGATTGTATCCCCAACAACCGTAATTACCCCCGACGGCCAAAGCATAACACCCACTTCGCATTCGGTTTTCCCGAACAAAACTCAGGCGATTATGAGTGCTATGGGCGTAAGAAATCCCCAAAGAGAGATCCACGAAGGGTTTAGACCCATGGAATCACTCTTCTCGCCCACTCGGAATCCTGACATGGATGCCGTTGAAGAGTACATGGATTATCTAGGTAAAGAGTTGCCTGAAACGAATGAGCTAATCAACAAGGCAGATAACGAACGCAACAGATTCAAAATCACAGGAAACCCAACGCTAGCCAACCCCGCTAAGGGCATGGGGCGTAACCTAGTGAATGCGGTGGATGAGGCCCGAAAAGACATCCTGCAACGCCGGCCTGACGTTATCGTGATGGCCGAGGCCCGTGCGCTACTCGCAAATGACGAGGAAGGCGTAAAGCGCATGTTACTCGAAAGGGCAGTGGATCCATCCCAAGCCGGACTGCCTACCGACGTAGAGGTGCGATCCGCCAAGTTGCTTGTCGAAAAGCTGGCACGTAGGGCCATGACTTCGGGCGACGAGAAGGCTCAACGAGAGGCTTCTATCTTGGCCTACGCCTACCGGCAGACCGGATCAGAGGTCGCAAGATCACTCAGGGCCAGAATCGACGACTACAAGACACCGGCAGAACGGCACAAAGCATTCCTGACAGACTTAATCTTTAACCCGACGAAAGAAATCGAGCGAAAGATTAAGTATGCCATCTCTCCTGCCGAAAAAAGCCGGAGGATCCAACAGCTTGAGGCCCAACTCCTAAACGAATCGAATCCGACTACGGAAGAAGAACTAAAGAGGGTTCGGAAAGAACCAGATTCGAACGACATTCTCCAAAGTGAAACTGCCAAGAGGCTAGCCAAGATTGAAACTGCCCTTGGTAAATGGGGGGTTACGCTCGCCGATCTCTTCTCCGGTGAAGTTCAAGTTTCACTCAAGACATCCAGCATGATTGACAACACCTTAAAGGGGCTTAACCCAAGGGAAGTTAAGGCAATCCGGATGATCCAACAGAGGAACGACGTTTCGAAGATCAAGCGAATCACCGGACTCAAGGCCGAGGAAATCGAAGCAATCAGGCAGTCCGTAGCGGAAGAGATTCGCCAGAAACTCATGCCTAAGACCCGTCGTGGGGCAACAGTCGAGGACTTGGCAACGGAAGAGCTAGGCGCAAGCGCATCCTACGGGAATCAAAACGTTTCTGAGGCCGATGCCTTGCGTCAAGCAGACCGGATCCTTTCGGCCATGGGGCTAGATGACGCATACACCAAACCCAACATGTTTAAGCGTCGCAGGGCTAAGGTCGCTCCCGCTGGGCCAAACTTCCCACGTCCAGAACTTACTGAAGATGGATACACTTTCGATATTACGGATGCAATTCAGGTCAAGCGTGTGGCAAGAGCGATCCAGACAGTAGAATCATCAATGGACGACATTCTGGTTGAAATGTGGGTTAATTCGATCCTATCGGGAGCCAAGACATTCATCGCCAACTTATCTTCAGGGCCGTTTTCGGTCTATGAAATGACAGTCGGAAGAGGCATTCAGTCTATGGTGAACCTAGCTTTCAACGATCCTAAATCTGCTTCTTTCGGTGAGTTCAAGCCCTTGGTAGCGGGTATCTCTCCGGCCATCAGTAGGGCATGGTCAAATGCGGTTGCCACTTGGTACACCGAATCAGGCTTCTTTGAAGAGGACATTCTGGATCAACCGATCAAACTCTTGGGTGAACTCGATAGGCAGGGTGGCGTTACTACAAGGGGAGTAAGTATTTCTGGTGCAAAAGGCAGATTCATACGAATCCCAAGCCGGCTTCTTTTGGCGACTGACGATTTTGTAAAGACAATGACGGCACAAATGGAGGTTGGCGCACAAGCCTACCGGATGGGCAAGGCAAACGGGCTTACCGGTCAGGACATGGAAAGGTTTATTAGGGAGCAAGTGAATACGGCAGGGAGCGATGCTTGGATTAAGGCATCGGAGAAAGCGTATGCGTACACCTTCCAAACCGAGCTTCCAACAATCGGGGAATCAAAGAACGTTATGGATGTTGTCGGGGCTTCTGCCCGTGCGCTCAACAAGTTCGTAAAGGCCCGTCCGGAGTCAGAGGTTGGTCGTATGCTACTCCGGCCCTTCCAGCTAATTTTCCCATTCATTCGGACACCCTTCAACCTCTTGAAAGAGGGAGTTAAGAAAAGCCCACTAGGACTTCCGGACACCCTGATCTCCATCGGAAGAGGCATAAGGTTCGACAAGGACGGGATCAGCTTATCCTCAGACATGAAACCCGAAGTAATTGAGAACATCTCGAATCAACTGGTTTCATCCATGGTGACTGCCGTGATATGGGGAATGGTCGAGGGAGACGATGACGACGATGACAAATACATCGTAATCTCAGGATCTAAACCTTCCAAGCTGACCGGACAAGGGGAGAGGGATCTAGCCAACAGGACTCTCCCAGCCATGACGATTCGGGTCGGATCCAAGCAGTTTGGCTACGCTCGCATCGATCCGCTTGCCACTGCTCTAGGTACTACCGTGGATATGATTCGGGCAATCAAGAAGGGCCAGCAAGGACTCCCGCCGGCAGAAGTATTGGCGATGTTCCAGTCCTACTTAATGCAAGCGGTTGAAAGTAAGACATACATGAGGGGGATGGATGATCTTGGCAACCTCCTCAACGGACAGAACAACGTTGGGACATGGACAGCAGGACAACTTGGTACAGTACTTGTTCCCAATCTTATTCGCCAACCCCTCAGAGAGATGGATCCTTACGTGCGGGACACCAAGACCGGAAAAGACACCCTAAAGGGGATGGCCTACTCCGTTCTCCCTGCTCCAATGCTTGCGCCTCCCCCGCTAAGGACTCCTGAGGGAGTCGAGATTAAGAAGCGTGGAAACGCACTTATCAGGGCAATCAGTCCAATTACTTTCGAGGATGCGCCTGAGCCTTCAAAACTTGACCAGTTCATGATGAAGTATAACCGCAATAATCCTTCCGATCCGTTCTATGTATCTAGGCCAACGGCATCGTACAAGACGCTGACAGGCAACGACAAGAAGATGACTCCTGAACAGTATAGCAGATTTACCAAGTCTGCCGGTGAAAAGGCGAAGATGGCCGTAGCCCCATTGTTAGGCATGGGACAAACCCCTGAGGCAAAGGACAAAATCTCTAGCGCAATCCAGAAGGCTAGAACCGACGCAAGAAGAGAGCAGTTCGGAATCCCGTTAAAAGATTTATTGAAGGAATAGCTTGTCGGCGAAACAACAACAAGGTATAGGAGTAGATCTTTATGGCAGAACAAATCGAACAATTCTTAGATAAAACGGACGAATCAATTAAAGTCGCTGGGGTAGATCCGGCGTCACCACTATCCGGTCAGGCTCAAAAAGTGCCTTTCCCAACGGCTTATTCGTTGTCGGCAGAGCAGGAAGATCGACTCGTAAATCATATTCTAAACCGACTTACTGCTCTTGAGCAGGAGAGTGGTCGAAACATCGTTCGAGGAACCGGATGGTATCGCACAAGTGAGGTAGCGAGGGGATCTGCCTCTTTTATGGGGCGCAGGGAGCTATTCGAACTCATGTATCACAATCAGGTTGATTGGCGTCCGGCTTCGCTAGGCGGGATTTTTGAGGACAGCAATTTGACCGTACCGATTACCCGCCGGATCGCCCGTCAGATGGTTGCTAGGGCAAACAACTACTTCTTTAGCACGGATCCGTGGTTCTCGGCCTACCCGCAGGGAGCAAGCGACGCAGAAAAGGCGCATGGCGTTGAGCATTATGTTCGTTGGAAACTAGACAAATCCGACACGGCAACAAAACTTCAGATGGCCGTAGAATTAGCCTTCATGCGGGGTGAATGTATTGTAAAGACCACTCACGCATCTAAGGAACAGATTTACAGGAGTTTGGCTAAGGTATTGGTAGATCCAACCGGTAAAGATATTCTAGCTCAGGACGGTGATTACATCCTTGAGACTGACGCTTTTGATACAAAGATAATTTCAGATGAAGCCGGCAATCCGGTGGGCATGCAGACTGTATTACGCAGAGACGGTGTTACAGAAATGCCGGCAACACCTATCTATGAGGAAAAGATTATTACCCGTAAGGCTACTATTATGCGTGGGCCTGATGTCGGGCTTGTTTATTTCAAGGACTTTATCTGTCCTTTGAATGCCCCATCAGTAGATGAGGCAGATATTGTAGCCCACTTTTATGATGTTCCGGTGGCAACCCTATCGGATCTATACCAACGTAAAAACCTATTGGACATGTCCACAGAGCAAAGCGTACTAGCAACAAAGAGTGCTATTGAGCTAATCAGGTCGCTTGCCGGTGAATCCGGAACACCTAAAGCCGGCATTAGTCAGGCTAAGACGGAGCGTGGAGAGACAACCCAAGCCCCGAACACTGAGAATCCTCTAGTTGAGGTTGCTGAAGTTTATATGACTTATGATGCAGACGGAGACGGGATCCTTGAGGAAATCATGGTTCTAGTTGATGTTAAGAATCGTCGAGCATTGTTCTATGACTATACGGCAAACCTTACCCCTGATGGTAGGCGTCCATTTACAATCATCCGGTGCAATCCGGTGGACGGTCGTTGGTACGGGATCGGTTCAGTTGAGATGTTCGAGCCAAGCCAAAACTTCGTAGATTTGACGATCAACCGGATCTCTTTTGCACAGGGAGGATCCGGACGTGTTACGTTCTGGCAACCAGACGCCACACTTGAGGGAAGATCCAACCCCCACCTTGTTCTAAACAACGGTGGTACTTACACGCTGGCACACGGCAAAACTCCTAAAGATGCCCTTGAGTACGTGGCCCTTCCAGAAGTTAAGAGCGAATACCTATTCAAGATGGTTGAGTTCTTCCTTCAGGTTGTGCAACTCGAATCAGGGGTAGTGAATGCCGGAGATCAACAATTTGCAGGACTTGAGCCGGCCAAGCTAGCAACGGGCATACGTAACATTGAGAAATCAGGTCAGGAAATGTTTGCCTTGTACCTATCTCACTTGGAACAAGGTGTTCAGCTAGTCTTAGACCGCTTAGTTAAACTGATTTTCAGAAATATGGACTCCAAAGAGGTGTTCACTTATCTGGAAGGAGACAAGGCTCAAATCGGATCCATTACGCCGGAGGAGGTTGCTAACCTTGATATGGATGTTCGACTGCTTCTGACACGCTATCGTGGTGAGCAGATCCTACAATCTTCCACCCAAGGGGCTAACTTAGTTCAGCAATTCTACGCATATCCGCCGGTGATTCAGCAGAAGGTAGCAAGCCTTTACATTCAAATGCTAAAAGCCCTTCAAATTGCTGATGCGGAGACGATCATAACCCCTTTAGATCCTTCTCAAGTGCAACAGAATCCCAATGGATAAGAACGAGGCACGGGATCGGTCAATTACAGTAGCTCAGGAGACGATAGCCGACATTAAGGCACTTCGGCAAAATCAGTCGTTTCAACGTTACTGGGTTAGGCGTCTCGGCGGGATTACGGCAGGACTAGCACAAAGTATCCTAGATGAAGAAAAAGATCAGAATGCGGTTATGATCAACCTAGAGAAGTACCGGCAATTAAAGGCATTGTCCCGCATGATGGATGAGGACGAGGCATCTGCGATGCGAGTCCTTCAAAACGAGGTAAAGAAATGAGCGATGACATTCGGAGAATCCAAAATGATCTTCAACGACAAAGACAGGAATTAGAAAAATCCGCAAGTCTATTAAAGAACACTCAGCCGAGGGTATTCGCTGGAAACGACGGATCTTACAAGTCTCCAAATAAGAGATTTGCATTTGGTAGAACAGATAGTGCCTTATTGCCACCTTTCTCAATCGTGACTAGAGGAAATGGAATTGGTGTTAGTGCAGGAACTATAAATGGAATCCTTCCAAGTAATCTCTTCTCTTTTGGTACTAGGAACAAAAACTGCACGATTATCTGCGTGGGAAACGCTCAGAACGGCATCATAAAATCAGCAACACTAATTACTGGGCCAGAGGACGGGGAACCACAGGAATACATGATGGGAGCAGTGCCAAACAAAATATATGCAACACTTGTTAGAATAGAAAACGGAGGAGCATTCAGAACAGTATCGGGAAGCGTAGAAGCCTACCCTATCTTCGTTGGCGCAATGCTTAAGTATCCGCCTGAATACGCTTTTAGTTGGGCTTATTCGAGTTAGTTATGGGTGTCTCAGTTCAGTGGCCGATTAGTTGGAGACTGTCAATAGGAGAGAGTGGGCAGGTTCGGGACAATGGAGCAACCGCTAACAGGACTCAGAATGAACATGGTGGTGGTAATGCGAACCTTAATGCTGGCTATGGAGCTACTGCGAATGCGGATAACGTACAAGACGTAGCTAACTTAAAAGGTATAAATCTAGTCAGCAGTGGGAAAACAACGAGTAGCATTGCTGGGCAAATGCAAGCAAGGTATGTTTATTCGTATTGGTGGACAACCAACACGATGAATTATAAAGGTCGGACTCAGGGGAATGGGAACAGCAACAGAGGATGTAAAACTGTAATAGGTCAAGGGATAACTGACACATATGATGGGATGCGGGGGGAGGGAGCAAACAATGAATCTCCCAACGATGCCATTAAGGGACAAGGAGGGGGACAAACAGTTAAGTACAAAGGAGGGAGGACTGTCGTTTATAAAAGCTATGTTTGGCCGGAAGAAGGATATAGTTCTACTTTTTATATCAGTGAATCTGGTATAGCAACAGGCAGTCAAGGTGGTTGTCAGGGGCCATGCCTACCTCGAACTTGGGGGCCAAGTCAGGGTCAAAGTACTAACTCATATACAGATGGCTTTTCAGAATCAGCAAGGAGAATCATAGCCCAAGGGTATTACAGTGGCCCACCATTTTATTCAACGACGACATCGCAGTGGGGGTATGTTGTTGTAAATAAAAAACTTTCTTCATCAACGTCAAGACTGAACACAGTTATCATCGCTCCGGCGATAAGTGCCTGTAAAACACAACCGGAAAACTTTGTATGGTTAGCGGGTGGATTACACGGATTTGAACCAATCGCTTACGGTGTTGCCGAGGTATTGATGCGTGAAGAATTTTACGCAGTTCAAGGCGGTCGAGTCAATTTTGGAGAGATCGGAAAAAGCTCATGGGAGACTATCGATAATCTTAGCATAATATCGAGCAGTTACAAAATCTCGGATATCGCCACAAAGCAAAGACTGGTCAAAACAGTTAATGGTGGAGTGTCGATAACGAATGTCGAGACTCCTACGGTTCAAGCGACTGGTTATTATATGGAATATAAGACCAATCAAAAAAATACAACACAAATCAGTCAAAACTATGATGATGACGACGATGAGAATCCGTTTCCAAACATAACAACAGTGACAACCACTTTTGAGCAGGGGAGTTGGGCTTGGACTCGACCGTACACCGATGGAGTTGCACAAGATATAAGCGTTTCTGGAATGGGAATTACTACAACAAGCAAATACACTGATTACTTTAGCACAACTGCAAAACTGTACCCTTTTGGGCCTGATTATTTCGGAGGAACGACGAATGGTAGTGTCATAAATAGCAACAGATTTGGAACCACTAGGCGCAACTACGGAACCACTAGATCATATAATAAGAGACAAGGTGTTTGGACAGCGAGCAAGGCAGTTGGTTACCTTTCTAGGGAATATGAAACAAGCAAAATAGGCTATTTCTATACTAATCCTGATGACAGATACTTTAATGCCGAAGGCATAAATACTGACTTTGCTCATGATACCTACCGATGCTACGACGCAAAGTGCATAGACTTTCTGCGGTTTGCCGATGCTTATGTCTTTCAGACGGCAACAACTATGGGCAATAACCAAGTATCAGTTAATCGAAAATCACCTAGAGACGGAAGAAGATGGACTAAAAGTATAAATCGGTTGAGTGAACAAGACAATTTCAAGCAAACGCATACGGAGCAAGCAGGGATCAACCCTCATACTGGGCATGCAATAAATACGGTGTCACCGTATGGCAATACTGCAACTTACTCTTCACAAGGAGTATCAGATGCAAAAGGAATAGCTCAATATTCAAGAGTTAAAGTTGGCCTACCCAGACAAAATTATCCGCTTTTCCGTGATTACGGCCTCCAACGACCATACAATCATAAACAAAATAGGCTTTAGGCCAAACAGTGAGAACTTGCATAATTCTTCCGTGTACAGAGTTATACGCTTATGCAATAGAGGAGTGTGTTCGAGCAATATATATAGCCCTTAAAGGTAAGCATGCAGATTTGTACCTTTGCACAGACAAAACGGGTTCAGTAATATCGAAAATATCAACTATACCTAAAGTAGATAATGTAAAAATAACAGAGATCGCTATCGACGTATCGGATTCTGGAAACAAGGCATACAATCAAAAGGCACAAGTCATAATTGCTAGATTACTTGGGGCTGGGCTGGATATAGCAAAAGATAGGGACTATGACTTTTGCTGGATAGTCGAATCGGACGTTATTGTTCACCCCGATGCACTTGATTGTCTGATATGGGCGCAAAACTATCCTTCATCGCCTAAGTACGATGTCACTGTCGCAACTTACTACAATGGTTCTTTCTTATGCGGTAGGGGTACTCCTTATAACCATATTTCCGAAGATTATCTTCCCAGCGAGAAGATTGGGGGTGTTGAATTATCCAAAAAAATTAAGATGTTGGCTAAAAAACTCAATGCCTATGCCTCAAAAAGAAAAAATCCCCCCAAGGATATGATTAAGGAGATGGATGACTTGCAGAAAAAACTAAAGGAATCCCCGCCAAAAGCGAATGTCTTTGCCTTAAATGCTAAGAAATGGAGGAAACGGGGCTGGCTGGATCAGGCTTACGCCGGATCTGCCGTACAGGGTGCAGTTCTGCCTACGGACTGGTGCGGTAATGGTTGTACTCTACTTTCTAGGAAGGCACTGATGCTAAGTAACTTTATTGGATATGCCGGCCATGGTACTCAAGATCTATTTCTTTGCTGGAACAAATGGTATCCGGCAGGAATTAAGATTGGTTTGGTTGTCGGTGTCCCAGCCTATCACGTTAAGAGAGATCCCAAAGGCAACTTGTTTGCTTGGGAGCCGTATTTTATGCCTGATTGCGAGGAAACTTCCGGACATCTAAGGGTACGTCAGATCCCCTTCATTAAGTATAACTCAATCCCTCAAGCGAATGAGCCTGTGCCTAAAGACGCCACTTAAGGTTATCGAGGACGGCAGGGGCCGGCTCATGGAAATGCTCAGAAATGATGAACATGGATTCACGGGTTTTGGGCAAGTGTACATGACTACTTGCAATCCTAATATAGTGAAGGCGTGGCACTTCCATAAGAAGCAGACGGATCAGTTTGTATGCGTGAGTGGGACTCTAAAGGTAGGTATCTACGACGAGAAAACAGGGATAACAGAGACTTACTACATAGGCGAAAATAGTCCATACCGGATTACCATACCTCCAAACCTTTGGCATGGTTTTATGGCATGCGGGACGAAGGAAGCGGTCGTTATCAATACCGTGGATCAACCATTCGACTATGCCAATCCGGACGAGTACCGGAGGCCGTTTGACGATAAAAACATCCCTTACGAGTGGGAAATAAAATCTTTTTAAGATAGGTGTTGACAGGACGACAACAACATACATACTTTGATTTATGGACGAAACGGAAGTGACTCCGGCGCAAGCCGAGCAACCTAACGCCACTACAACTAATTCAGGGGATGCTCCAAAAGAGAATCCTGCTGAAGCGTCGTTAAGCGTGGATGCACTTGATGCGGTTGGCTACGAAAAACTCCTAAAAGATTTAGACGTCTCCAAGGAGGAAAAACCACCCGCCGAGGTAAAGGCTGAAGCAGAAGAAGTAAAAGAAGAGACGGTTCCGGAAGAACCCAAAAAAGAAGAATCCACCAAGGAAGAGGAGCCTGAAGCTACCGAAGATACCGAGGATCCCAACAAGCTACCCGAACGGGTGCGAGTCGGAAACTGGTCAGAGGTAGAACGAAAGGCGATTGCGCTCAGGGCGAGAAACCCTGACATGTCACTTGACGAGGCACTTGCTAAAATCAAGGGAAATGAGCCTGAAAAGGCTGAAGAAGCCAAGCAGTCAGTACCTTCACTGGATGAAGTGGAGGCTCAGGTTGCAAGGGTTAAAGCAGATCGCAAACAGGCACTTAAGGACTTGGACTTCGAAAAATTGGGAGATCTGGACGAAACTCTTGACGGACTAAGGGAGAAACAGGCGCAACTTCGGGAATCCGCCAAGGAAGCAGAAGTTGAGGCCCGTGCAAGCTACCAAAGGTCAGTCGAGGATTCGAAGCGTAAAGCAGTCTCTTTTTATCCGGACACTACCGATAAACAGTCCCAGTTAGTGCGCCGGATGGTGGAAATCGATAATGCTCTTAAGGAGCAAGATAACCCACTTTACTATTCCGCCGATAAGCCTTTCAAGATCGCTCAAATGGCCGGTAACGACTTGGGAATCGCCCCCAAGGATCCTAACCGGAAGGTTGAGAAGGTCGTCACCCCAGCCCCATCAAGTGCATCCCGCAAAGCGATACAAACCCCAATAGCGAGTGGAAACGCTCGCTCAAACGGGAGCAGTATCAAATCGTTGGAAACTGTACTCGACGGGATTAGTGACGAAGAAGCCTTCCGGTCTTTGATCGGCAAGATCTAAGTTGTTAATTCGGGGCGATAGCCCCAGTCAGCAGTCACCGACTACTGCTCCCTCCAAAAGAAATAGGAGGATACACTTATGGCAACAGCATTTAGCTTAAGCGTACCTAATGTAAATCTATCGTCCGAGCTTAACGCTCAGACGACTAACAGTGATTTTCTTCCTAAACTTTGGAAGAAGGGTGTGCAGATTAGCGAGGCTCAGGAGGATTACTTCAATGATTTTGAAGGTGGTTCTCAGAACAGCCCCATTATGTCTGTCACCGATCTTGCCAAAGGCGCAGGGCAGAAAATCACCTTCCGGACAATGGCCCAGTTGTTCGGTGACGGTGTTCAGGGCGACGAGATCGTAGGATCTAATGTCGAAGAGTTTCGGGTTGGGAGCTATACACTCTCGGTCGATTACCTCCGGCATGCGGTTTCCTACAACATCCGAACAGAAGATCAAACCGGTTTGATGACCGAACTCAAGTCCAGCATCCCCAACTTGTTGGGTAACTGGCTCGGACGGAAAAAAACCGAACGTCTCCTGAAGATGTTCATCCACAAAGGCAACCCCGAAAACACGGTTCGCCCCAACAACAAAGCGACGACGAACGACCTTCGTTCTGCCGACGTTTTGACAATGGATGCCGTTACAACCTTTGGTCAGCAGATGCGTACCCGTGGTGCTAAACCCGCCTTGGTTGGCAAAGTCGGCAAAAACTCCGTCAATGCCTTCACATTCGTATCGACTGGCGAAGGATTGTTGTCGTTGAAGAACTCTTCCGACTACAAACAGGCTCAACGTGATGCTGGCGTCCGTGGTGACGAGAACTACATCTTTAAGGGTGGATTCTCGAACATCAACGGCCACGTAATCCGGTCTTATGACCCGATTGATCACGACGGATGGGGGCCGGTTGGCTCTCCTCTGAATCCTAAGGCTTACTTGGGTGCTGACCTCTCCACTGCTCCGACTGCTTCCTTCTCGTTGAAGGGTGGCGGATCGGCCTCGGCTGGGGATAAGACTGCCCCTAAGTACTTCGAGTTCTTCTCGAACTACGCCTATAAATGGTCACCAGACGATGCTCTGAGTGCCGGAAGTAGCGAAAAATACGTCCTCATCTACAACCTGACGGACGGAAAATACAACCTCTACTCCTACACTTCGAACAACGGCAACCAACTCACGATCACTGGCGCACTCAAGAAAACCTCGGACACTGCCGGAACCTACCTTAAGGAAACTGTCGGTGCGGTAACTGCTCACGCCACAACTGGCGTTTGGGCGAATACCAACCTCAGTCGGCAACATCCCGTTGGATCCTTAATTGTTGAAACTAACAGTTCTGGCGTTCCGATTGGTCGTACCGTGGTTCTTGGAGCTTCCTCGGCCCTTCGTGGCTACGGACGCTTCACGAACGAGCGTACCGAAGAAATGTTCGACGGTGATTTCATCCGCAAGGTGTATATCACTTCGATCTTCGGTCAGACTCCGTTCCAACGTCCCGACGGGCGTTACCCGAACTATGCAGTCGTAGAACATGCGATTGCCTACGCCGGTCTGAACCTTCCCGTGATTAGCTAATAGACTGAAAAACGGAATTGTTGTACCCCGCCTAGATTTTTAGATCTAGGCGGGGGCAACTTTTAACAATGAAAGCAATTCTCTACATCTCAGGAGTTTCCCGTTCCATCAACGGGCCTATTACGTATCTAAACGGGAAATCTCATAGAGAGTACACATTCACTTGGTCTGATTTGCACCAAAAGCACATCCTAAACGGAAAAGAGATCGGGATTGAGGACAATTCAATCATCCTAGATCTAGCGACTTCAGAGGAAAACACTTATCAAAAGGCAGTTGTGATGCTCTTGGACGAACCTAAGGAGGTCGTAGAAGAGACTCCTAAGCGCAAGAAAGTAGTCAAAAATGACAGTTAAAACCGTTTTTGACGATCTTTGGGGTAACTGGGGATTCGAAGCTGAAACAAACGTAACGGCATTCCTAAGGGATCGTACCGTAAATACCCTTAATTCCGCCATGCAACTCATTTGGTCTAACGCCAAAGAGATGTCTTATTTCGCCCGTGAGACAATTTCCGTAACTGTAAATAGCTCAGGGGTTGCCTCATTGGATGATGACATTCAAACAGTCATCGGGCCGGTGAGGGTGACTTCTACAAGCCAACCGCTTTTGCAGATTTCTAGCAGGGGAGCATACGAACGTTTCGGACTCCTCTTCGGGGATTCCCCAACAGTTTCATCCGGAACACCGCAATTCTACTTCTTAGAAGAGCTTCGTCAGGCAACGGCAGATTCGGTAAGGCTACGGATCTTGACCGTTCCGGCCCCGACATCTACCGCAACCATTTCAGTGGACGTTATTAAGCAACCAACACGATTCTATTACTCTGATTATGCGTCCCAAACTGTTATTGCAGTTCCACATAACTATGAAGCAATCCTGCTTCCGGTAGTCCGTAAGCTGGGTCTAGGCACTAGGTTCTTCGTGGATAAGGGGCGTGAATCCTTCGTAGAACAGGATTACCAGAATGCCCTTGCGGTGCTTGCCGGTACATCACCGAGGGTTATGCCAAAGGAAGCTAAATGAACTCAGCCCAGCTAGCCCAGCGACTTATTCGATTTACTCCGGTTAAGGATGTTGCGCTCCTGACAGTTGAGGATGCGATCCGGTTTGTTGATATTATCAACTCCGGCCTTTCGGCTTATCACCTTAGGACTCCTCCTAACTATCGTCATGCAAACGCTAGCGTGACGCTTCCGGCCCCTATGACTGCCTCATTTGGACTAACAAACGGTAGTCAAAACTTCACCGGTTACACCGCAACTGCTAGCCAAGAGGGATCCTCGGTTTTATTTGCAGACAAGAACGATCCCCAACAAATCGTAAGCACAAACCAGTTTCTAGCAAGCTGGGGTGGAAGTACTGGTACTATGAACGGGACGATCTACGGGGATGCGATTCAACTTCCATCCGGTGTAGCTAGGGTTGTCACGCATCCCACAATTAACGGGAACGTGCTGAAGAGGGAAGATGCCGAAATCTGGCTGAGTCCAACGGCAGTCGGAAAGCCCTACGCTTACAAACTAGAGGCCGTCGGATCTATCGGTGGTGCATTTCCTCCATTCTATCTGCGTGTTCACCCGCTTCCGGAGACATCTTTTATTGTTTCAATCACAGTAGAACTTGAGCCTTCCCAGTTGGTTATCACCGATCTTTCGACTCAAACAACTATTCCAGTACGGAATAGTCATGTTGCGTCATTCCTTTTGCCTATTTGCGAAGGCGAATTAGCCATGTCCGAGCTTTGGAATCCTGAGATTGCTAAAGATGGAGTCATGAAGAGATATGAGAACGCAATAATCGGACTCGGCCAACTTGAGTCTAATGACATGGCTTCTCCGGCCCATAAGGTGAAGTCTGCGAGGGGCTACTAAAATGGAAAACATCATCCCTCTGTCAGAACTAGACAACCTGATCACTGAAACGATTCAGCAGATCAAGGTGGGTATCGTGGGCGCACGTCAACATGCAATCGCTGAACTGCCTGAGAAGGTTGATTTTGAGATGAACCTAGTAAGGGGATGGCAAGATTCGTCTTACGCACTTCAAAAGACAACGGCCAAAACGGGTTCGGCTAACCAAAGCCAGACATCAAACAATACCGGTAGTCAGAACCAAACTAATACGGATTCCGGAAGTACTAACCGAAACAGGACTGGATCCGAGAACAGGAACGAAAATAGGAACGAGAATAGGAACGAGAATAGGAACGAAAATACGAATGAGAACAGGAATGAAAACCGGAACGAGAATAGGAATGAGAGCAGGAACGAGAGCAGGAACGAGAACCGGAATGAGAACCGGAATGAGAACCGGAATGAGAACCGGAATGAGAACCGGAATGAAAATCGGAACGAGAACAGAAACGAAAATAAGAACGAGAACCGGAACGAGAATCGGAACGAGAACAAAAATGAGAATCGGAACGAGAACCGGAACGAGAATCGGAACGAGAACAAAAATGAGAATCGGAACGAGAACAAAAATGAGAATCGGAACGAGAACCGGAACGAGAACCGGAACGAAAACAAGAACTCAAACCAGAACAATAATTATATTTACGGACAAGCTGACGGGATAATGGGGAACTAGAGGATAAATATATGGATGGAAACGATTACGTCTTAAAAAGTGAAAACCTTATGGCTACGGATACTCAGACGAGTACTGCCACAAGCACTTCTACTAGCACTGGAACCAGCACAGGAACGAGTACCGGAACCAGCACAGGAACGAGTACCGGAACCAGCACAGGAACGAGTACCGGAACCAGCACAGGAACGAGTACCGGAACTAGCACAGGAACGAGTACCGGAACTAGCACCGGAACTAGCACAGGAACGAGTACCGGAACTAGCACAGGAACGAGTACAGGAACGAGTACCGGAACCACCACAGGAACAACTACCGGAACCAGTACAGGAACGACTACCGGAACCAGTACAGGAACCAACACAGGAACCGAAACAGAAAGTCGTACCGGATCCGCTAGCACAACTTTATCCAAGACTGATTCTGGTGTTCAGAACAGCAATTCAAACTCAAACGAGAACGCTACTGAGTCCGAAAGGGCCAATCTCGCTTGCGTATGCAAGTTTTCAGTAGCAATCAGAGGAGGATTATGAGCCTAAATACAACCGTACCAACGAATATCAATGACACCTATGCAGTGCCTTCTTTGCCAGTTGAAAATATCTCAAACAAAGAAGATAAGGCAAACAAGGGCATAGCAAACGGGTACGCTCCTTTAGATGGCACTGGCAAAGTACCTGAAGGAAATCTGCCAGACACAGCATCACTAGACGCAGAGGTTAATGACAAGATCAACACAGCGATGCTTATGGGGCTATCAACTCATAACTCTCAAACCACATCAGTCCACGGAATCGCAGACACGGCCAACCTTGTTCTGACCAACGATGCAAGACTTTCTGACTCAAGAACACCGACAAGCCACACCCACTCAATTTCTGACGTAACAGGATTGCAAAATGCCATAAACAATTCTGGTATAAAGGCGGGAGTTCAATGGATAGACAGGAGCGCTGGAGGCTTTGACGATTTCTATTCGGTTGGCTCAATCGTCTATCATAATGGTAGGGTTTACAGGAGTTTGGCTGTAACACCTTCTGAGCCGATTGTCGGCGGTAATTCAGACTGGTTAGATTTAGGCGTTGGTTATTTGTTGCCTAGCGAAAACCCAAAGATTGTACGTAATTCAATCAATACCGGCCCATCAGCTGACAGCTACATTTCTGTAATTGTACTTTCTGGATCAAGCGCTTATGCCGGAACATACCGTACTACTTCCACTCCCGTATTCGTATTAGAGGAAGGAGGGACTCTCCCCTACTCTTTAAGCTCTGGTAATGGTAAAACCATAAACTACTTTTGGGGTTCTTTTTTCCTAGACTCTTACACTATAACCACTTCCGTTGGCAGTGGGAATGGTATACCGAACTTTACATCCATCACTGTAACTGGATTTGATGGGAATTACGTATTAGCCAACGGCACATACACTCCAACTCACGGCGGTGAGAATTATGGAAATCCGAATGGGTACAAAATTAACGGCAATGTAATTTTTAATTCAGACTTTTCTGTGACGCTTGCTTCTAGTAGCTCTAATTGGATCGACGGCGATATGGTGCTGGGGAGTGGAACAGGTTCTCCAACAAGCACGTCGATTGAGAATGGGGTTCGGATTACCACAACCGGTATTACATATACCCCCTATCGCATGGGTGGCACAATCAACACATCAGATGGCGGTGGCTCGATAGACACAAGGGGAGTAGGCTCTATTCAACTTGGCGTAACTGGAAACAGGACGACCCTAGTTGGCTCGGCAAGTGGAAGCGATAAGACAATCACTCTGCCAAACGAAACAGGAACGATTGCCCTTACAGATCACACGATAAAGGCGGGAGTCCAATGGACAACACGGCACACAACATTTACTGGCAATCCGTATGTAGTCGGCTCAATCGTCTATCATAATGGCAGGGTTTATAGGTGCATTGCCGAAAATGATTCCATGCCTCCACAGGAAGGCGGTACGCCGTATTGGGCAGATTTGGGCGTTGGTTATTTATTGCCTAACGAAAACCCCAAGATTCTTGGAGGGTCTATTGATATTAGTGCTGGGGCAGTAACAGAACGCAGTTACCAAGTAGAAACAGGCGACGAAGAGAACCCATTTGAAACAGAAAACGAAACTACCCAAGCTGGCGGTAGTAATGGAAACATTATTCTAAAAGGCGGGAATGGTGGCTTTCATTTATTGGGAGGCGATGTTGGGGGTAACGCTGGCTCAATAAATACAAGCGGGGGGGTTGGAAGTGATGGCAGAGGTGGTAATGGTGGGTCTATTTTGCTAGTCGGTGGTACGGACACGGCTGATGCTGGCTCAATCAATTTAAGTGGTGCGCCGGATGTTGGAAATGGTGGAAGTATTATCAGCACAGGCTATGGTAATTACAACGGAGGAACTCTGAACTTGTCGGCTGGTGTGGAAGGACATGGTGGCTCAATCAGCATTCAAAATAAGGGCGGGGGGCTTAATTTAAGCGGTGATGGAAGTTGTAGCGGGGGAAGTATTAACCTCCGAGGGTATGATGACGGAAATGGTGGCACTATAAATGGAAGTAATAATGGTGGGTCTATTCAATTCAGCGGGACAAGGCTACGAGCTGGTGGCTCAATAAACTTAAATGCTGGAAATAAGGTTGGGGGAAGCGTGAATGAAGGTTTGGGTGGTACTGGCGGTAAGTTGGAATTAAAAGGAGCAGAGGGGGGGGATGATCAAAATTTTGCGAATGGTGGAAATGGCGGTACTATTCTTGGAAACGGAGGCTCTCCTCGCTATGCTGAGGAAGATGATGGTGACACTTATTTAGTAGATGGATATAACGCCGGAACAATTAACTTTTCTGGTGGTTCTGCTGGTGTGGGAGGAAGCATCGACACCTCTGATGGTGGTGGCTCAATCATCACAAATGGGTACGGCTCAATTCAGATTGGCGATGGTTATAGACGAATAACTCTCGTCGGTGCGACCAGAGATTTATCCAATCCTGCGGAACTAGGTAACAAGACAATTACTCTCCCCAACAAAAGCGGAACGATTGCTCTCACTTCCCACACTCACGGAAACATAACAAGCGACGGAAGGTTTGTTAATCTTGGTTTGATAGCAGGAGTAACATATCTATCTAACATAGACACCCTCGCAAACGGAACATACTCAGTAATCCAATCTGGACATTCTGGCGTGGTTTCAACTGTGGTCGTCGGAGGGACGGCAGGGGCCAAAACTGTTTCTCCTACCAACTCAGGAACAGGATACTCGTTAGGAAGTGCAACTTACGGCTCAAATTTTCCGATCAATATCACATCTATAACTGGCTCAAATCTTCCTCTTATTACTTCTTCATCTGGCGTTATCACTACTAGCGCATTCGGAACTACGGCTAATAGCTTCTGCCAAGGTAACGACACTAGATTGTCCAACAGAACGATCTTTACACTTGGAGGTGAGGAAAAAATAACTTACGCAATAGGGCAAAACTATTTCTACGGGGGACAGCTAACAAGGGGGTCAAAGCACGGAGGAGCGTTAGATCAAACTGGGCGAGTCATTCTTGGCAACTGGTCGATTGCGGGAGTTACAGTCCACCAATTACACCCCTCTGCCAGTAGTGGGACATTTACCTACTCGATTGTCACACTAAGTGGGGCATCTGCGTTCAATACAATAGTTACTGCAGGCGTGCTTGCGGGAAACAACGGACTAACGACTGAATTCCGCTCGGCTGGAACACACTTTGGGTTAGCGTCTGCAAATATCAATAACGGAGACAGGCTAGGACTTATGTTAACGGTTGGTGGGACTTCAGTTCCAACAAACCTAAATTCAATAATCATAACGGCAGAAATCTACTGCGTACCTCGATGAGTACTTCAGACCGAAAGAACATATCGGACGTTCGTGAGAGGCTTGCTCGTTTAGAAGAGCGAATCATCTCGATTCAGGCCGTTCTTGAAAAGAACACCTCCGAATTGGCTGAATGGTCGTCAAAAATCTCTGGCCGGATCGACACCCTAGAACGTCTCAAGTCGTATGCCCTTGGCTTTATTGCCTTTGCTTCGCTTGCCTTGAGCTTCACCTACGAATGGGTGAAGGCTAAGTTTTGGGGAGTACAACCTTGAAAGCCAAAAAGAAGCAGGATCTCAACTCTCTTGTGACGTTTGTTCTTAAGGAGAACACACTTCTTCGGTCAGTGATTATGCACCTCCATAGGATGCTAAGAGACGCAGAAGCCGGTGCGTCGGATGAAGTAGGTGAAGTACACGTAAATAAACTTACCGCATCCCTCAAACGTCTTGAAAAGTTCTACACTGCAAGGTTTAAGACCTTTCCGCCCGTCGCTATCCTTTTTGTGATATGTATTGTCGGTTGTTCGACAACAAGTAGCAAGAGATCTTCCGGTGACTTTAACCGTGTGGACTTTTATCTGGAACAAGTAGGGGAAGCAAAGACAGTCGAAGATGCCAAAAAGCTAGCTGATAAGGCAAAGGCCCAGCTTGTCTCGGCAAAGGAAGTATGCGCCTCGAATACCGAAGAGCTAGATCGTGTAACTAAAGAGCTAAACGAGGCCAATAAGAACGTTGATTATTGGAAGGGGAAGCAGAGGAAGGCACTAAAAGAACTCTGGTTCTGGCGGGGTGCTTTGATTGTCGTTGGCTTATTTGCCATGAAGGGGCCGATCTTTTGGGTAATCCGCAAATTCGTGGGGATCCCTTGGTGAGATTTCTAAGGAAGATTCAGGGGTTTTGGGCATTGGTATCGGCCCTAACTCTTTTCGTCATTTCAAGGCCGGTTATCCAGAACTTAGATCCTAGTGCCGGATCTACCGATTTTGGCGTACTTCACGCCCTAGTTTTCGGGGTTTGCGTGTTTTTGCTTTCCATCGCCTTAGCCTTTTTCGTCGTTAGCTCGGAGTTCCCAACTATCGATGAACACATGGACTCAGGCCGGTTTTTGCAAGATTGGAGAGCAATTAACTCCCGCACACGGGTAATTGTGACGGTTTGCGTGATATTTGCTCTCTTCTTTGGGGCAATTCTCTCAATCCGGAGTGGGTTATGACATGGGATTACTCCTCCGGATCATGGTGGTCACGGCCCTCGTCGGATCGTGTTGGGCAGGAGAAAGGGAGGACGTCCTTAATTTCGCACGTTCGTTTCTTGGGGTTAAAGAAAAGACAGGAAAG